GCGGATGAGCCGCGCTCTGCACCCAGAGGCTGCGCTGATCCTTGAGCCGTACCGCAAGCGCGGCGGCTTGGCACGATGACCGACCTGACCATCCTTGATGCCATTGCAGCTCGGCTGACGGCAGTCACGCCGCCAACTGGCTACACGCTCCGCAAGGCATACGCAACGCCACCTGAGTCTCTGCCGGTTGTGCCGTGCGCGGTGCTCTTCCCAGGTGGAGATCAGATCACGGTCGGCAATGGGAATCGCAGCACGGTGCTGACGGTCAATGTCGTGGTCTACCTGCTCCCTATCCCACGGATGGATGACAAGTACCGCGACCTCTACACTTGGCGCTCGTGGCTCCGCACTGCATTCGATGGAGCGGTGACGATTAGTGGAAACGCCGTTCAGGTCGCTGTGACTGGCACTACACTCGGCACAGACACATACGCCGATCAGGACTACCTGACGGTGCAGGCAACTGCGGAAGTCACGGTCTATGACACCGTGGCGTTCACCGCGTAGAGCAAGGAGATCGAGAGATGGCAACTTACGGCGCAAAGGCTCTGACGCGGATCGCTACTGCGTCGCAGGCTGCATTCGGTACGGCCGCATCAATCGGCACGGCAACTGGCGAGATCCTCTTCACTGAGACGCTTGGCGCGCTGGACTTGGGCGTGACCGTTGACCTTGGCGAGACGGTATCCGTTGGCAAGCGCACTGCAATCCAGGGCGGACTTCCAACCATCACCGGCAAGGCTCCAGTGCTGAGCATTGCTGAAGGTCCTGCATCGCTCCGCACCCTTCCCTTGGTGCTTGATGCAATTGGCGCGAGCACCTCAGGCACGGCTTCGCCGTACTCGTGGACTTGGTCGCCAACACAGGGCGATGTCGACACGCTGGTGTTCTACTCGTTCCTTGTGACCGACGGCGTGCAGAAGTATCTCGTCCGTGACGCAGCTCCGACAGAGATCACCTTCTCAACGGATGCCAATGGTCTGTTGCAGATGGGCGCAACCTTTGCAGCAACCACAGTCACCTCATCGGCACTCTCCTTCCCAACGGCGCTTCCAGAGCAGCCAATGCTCCCAGGTCGCCTGATGAAGATGAGCACGGATACGAACTTCCCTGACAAGTCTGGTACAGGTGCGACTGACTACGCGTCGGTCTATAACTTCAACCTGTCGGTAACGACCGGTGTCGGAATGATCACGGCGCTCGATGGCAGCCTGACGGCAGCCACGGCCGCTCTGACTGGCGTGCTTGATGCGACGCTGACCTTCACGGTGGCGAGCAACAGCGCAGCTACGACCTCATTCCCAATCACCGACATTGCCACCCAGAAGTTCCTGCGCTTGTACGGCACGACGGCCGATAACTATGGCGTGTGGATTCTCGGATCGTGGGAAGTCGAGAATGTTGTTCCGCTCTCAGCGGATCAGGATGGCGTGGTGGTCAATGAGGTCACCTGCCGACTGGCGTACGACACGACCTCAGGCAAGTCGCTTGAGATCATCGTGGACTCGCCACTCAGCGTAGCGCCGTAAATAGTAGCGCCGTAGGGCGCTAGGAGGAGGGTCAATATGGACACGGTAAAGATTGAACTGGACGGCTCGTATGCCGGTTGGACGATTGAACTGCGACGCAATGTAAGCGCTCGTATCCTCATCGAACTCCAAGGTGAGACCGCCGTCCAGTTCGCAGCCTTCGCTAAGTTGGTTGTGAGCCACAACTTCAAGGATATTGAAGGCAACCCTGCCGACGATGTACTTGACGCTCCAGTAGCGGCTATCACGGCTGCAATGGAGAAGTGGGCCACCGCGATCTCAGCACTCCCAAACGCGTAAGGCTGGAAGCCAAGCGGCTGTCTATCGGACAGTCGCTCGTGGTGACCAGCCCAGAGATCATTGCGCATACACTTGGCACAGCCTACGGCGTGCCGCCTTGGGAGATCCTGAAGAGCGCAACAGCGGAAGATCTAATGACCTATTGGTCTCTGTATTGCGAGATCCAACCAAGGAGCAAGTAAGTGGCTAAGGCTTCCGTAGAGATTCAGCTGCAAGGCAATGTTCGCGCCGAGGCAGAGGCGCTTCAGAAGGCATTTCTCAACTCGCTCGGATGGAAGGGCGTTCGCAAGCTAGAGCAGTTCGCCACAGTCAACGCTGCTCGCGCTCTCGCTAAGCCGGTGCGCGAGAAGGCTCCGACAGATCTCGGTGGTCTTGCCAAGAGCGTGCGTGGCCGTCGCTCTCGTATCAATCGCCCTGGCGCAATCGTCGGACCGGTCGGAGGAAGGAAGCACGCCTGGTATGCCTGGTTTGTCGTTAAGGGCGTTAAGCCGCACACCATTCCTAAGGTGACTGCTGCAAACCTATTCTCTGACCGTAAGTTCATTGAGCACCCAGGAACTCGTGGCAGCAACTTCGTCATTGAGGCAGTAGAGGCTAATATCCAACTTGCCAAGGATGCGATGTCCAAAACCATCGTGCTCTTGCTCAACGATGAAGCGATGCGCGCCAAGGTGCTCGGTCTTGAAATCGAGTACGCCAATGGCACAGCGACAAAGTTCCAGCAGGAACAGGCGCTCCGGCATTGGAATAAGCCAGACTTCATCGGCCCACTTACACCGCTTCAGGCTGAAGGCAAGAGGCGAGTGCAAGCGAACGACAAGATCAAGGCGATTGCTCGATCAGCGCGCAACGAGCGCCTCAGGGCAGATGCAGCGGTATTCGGAATCCGACCGAATATGTCAAACCTGCGAACAGGGTAGGAGTAAGCAATGGCTAATGTTCAGGTCAATGCAACGATTAGCGCTCGTGATGCTGCGTCTAAGCAGATCAAGACGATCAACTCTGCCCTTGGGAAACTAGGAAGCACCGCGAGCCAGATTGGCGCAGACTTCAAGAAGGTCGCACTCGGTATCGCTGGAGTCGCTGCCGGCGTTGGTGCATTCACCGCATCGGCGATCAAGGATGCAGCGGCAGATCAGGCTGCTACCGCCAAGCTGAATGCTGCGCTCAAGGCGCGTGGACTTGCAACGGAGTCTGTGCTCAATGCAGTAGAACGACAGATCGCCGCTGGGCAAAAACTCGCCTTCACTGATGATGAGGTTCGCGCATCGGTAGAGGCCAGCACACGGTTTACCAAGAGATATCAAGACGCGCTCAAGATCCAGAATGTCGCAATGGATCTGGCTCGCGCCACTGGGATGTCGCTGGCAGACGCGACTCTTGCAGTTGGCAAGGCGTACCAGGGCAACGGCGCCAAACTTCTCAAGACCCTTGGTATTGAGGCGAAGGCAGTCAAAGGGCAGGCTGCGCTCAATGCAATCCTTGGTAAGACCAAGGGCAGTGCTAAGGCGTATGGCGATACGGTAGAGGGATCGTTCCAGGTTCTAGCCATTGGCGCAGCAGAACTCAAGGAGCAGTTTGGCGAGGCGTTTCTTCCAGCCGTCACGAAATTGTTTAAGGGGCTTGCCCCATATCTTGATCGCTTCGCACACCTGATCGAGGCGAACACGCCAAAGCTACAGCGCTGGGCAGACATCATCGTCACGAAAATCCTAGACAAACTGCCGAGCCTATTTGCTGAGTTTGAGCAAAATGTACCGAGGGCCATCATTGGCATCGAACAGTTCATAGATAAGATCACTGGCATTGGCAAGAGCGCAGAGGACTTGCTTGGTCCAGGTGGATCTATCACGCTGCTGATCAGCGGAATCGGCGCTGCCTTTGGCGGACTTAAAGGAGTAATCACGGCGAACCTGCTGAAGAATGGCGTAGATCCATTCACGGCAATCATCGTCGCAAACATTGCAGCCCAGGTTCCAGCGGCACTCGCCAGTGCGCTGACCAGCGCAATCGTGAGCAAGGCCGTCGCGGCATTTGGCGCTTCAACTGCTGCCGCGACTGCAGCCGGTGCTGCTGGTGTAGGAGGCGCTGCTGCTGGTGGTGGAAGTTTGCTGGCGCTCCTTGGCGCCGCTGCGCTTCCAGTTACCATCGTTGCACTCACTGCGGCGGCTGTTGCTGCTATTGCTGCTGGAACGAGTGGCAAGACACTTTCCGAGAGAGCATTAGAAGAGAGAGGCGGTCGGCCTCTTGCTGGGCCAAATGGGGCGCCGCTTGTACCGAACACTGGTAAGCCGCTGGTGACAAATACCGGAACGCCGTGGGTAGCAAATGGAATGCCGTTCGTACCTGCGCCAGCAAAGCCATCTGGGCCAATGAGTGGCAGCACAGTCAACAACATCTTTATTGGCACAGGCAAAGTTGACACCGTAATCAGCGATTCAATCAAGCGAACAGGCACATTCTCACGAGGTCGCTAAATGGCAAACCCATTCAGCCTGAAGATCGCAGGCGTAAACAGTGGCAATGACATTCTTACACTGCCAGCACCGTCAGCTACGACTACTCCGTATGTCGACCTTGGCACGCTAACGCTCACGCTTTCTGGCGATGGCAATGGTGGCCAGATGAACTTTGATGTCATTGAGCCCAAGACACCAGTTGCCGGTCCGTGGTGGCGCTCTGGTGGCGTGTATGACAATGCGCGCGTTCAATTCTTTGATACGCGCTACAGCGCAACCACGCCAATCTTTCTTGGATTTATTACCAACATTGATGCTCAGATGCTAGAGAACGGTCTCGGCTCGCGAGCTACTGTCAGCGTTGATGATGCAGATGGCTGGCTGCAAAAGACCATCATCCGCAACGGCACGACAGGTATTCGCGCGACCTCCTTCGTGGACTCGTTTACGCTCGGCTCGTCTACCTCAACCGATCGCGACATCATCAACGGCTTGCTGGCTCGCGTGTATACACAGGTCAACGATGCGACCACGCGCCAGATCCTGAACACCGCCGTGATCAGCGGATCTACGCGCGCGATCTTCACAGGCTCGGCTCAGACCGTAGGAAAGCAGACCTTCAAGGCAACCACACTGCAGAGCGCACTCGATCAAGTCGCTGAGGCTGCAGGTGGTATTGCTGATGTGCAGTACCGCTACTGGATCGATGGCGATGGTCGATTGAACTACGGACCAAAGACCACGGCTCCGACCTACGCCACCGCGCCAGCCGAGATCGTGACCGATCCGTCAAGCGTCCAGACTGGCAGCGGCTCAACCGTCACGCGGATTCTGGCTCGTGAACTGTCGGTGAACCTTGACCACGGCGACATCGTCAAGGGCATCTTTGTGCAGGCTGACTCCGCCTATGCGCGCTACGACAGCAGCACATCGTGGCCGAGCGCACCAACCAACGACCCATACTTCCGCACCTACACAGGCACCTACAGCCGCAACGGCGCTGGGCTTGCGAGCCGCAATGGTCCTCTGCCGCACGAAGTCTTCAGCGCGCCGAAGATCGTCAAGAAGGCAGACCGTGGCGTGGCTATCGGATCACTTGCACGCGCCACGATGGTGACGCGCGGCAAGCCAGTCCGCACCGTTTCGTTCACCGTGGCTGGCGGCAACATCAGCCAGACATCTTCGCCTGACTGGTCGTATGGCTACAGCCAGGGCTACGCATTGACGGCAGCAGCAACCTACACCCTCGTGAAGGCGTGGCTGCCTGGGCAGTATGTGAAGATCACCGCGCCAGCACTCGACCTCTCGTCCGCTATTCTCTACATCCCAACCGTGACGATGCGCTTCGCTCAGGGTGGCGGCACCTACCAGGTGCAATACGACATTGAAGCGGACTTCCGCCGTCAGTATCTGAAGGGGCTGCGCGGCCTCATCCAAGGAGAGTAAGAGTGGGTAAGTACGGCACGAACCTAGAAGGCTTCGGCGCATATGAGGGTGGCGTAAACGCCGACAAGGGCGCACCGCTCGTCAGCACATCGAGCGACGGCGAGACTGCGCTGCTCTTTGGTCCAGCTGCGCTGCGTGAGATTCAGGCTGGCGTGGCAAACGGTGACTTCGCCATTCCGCCGGATGCTGCTGGCGACACGATCACAGATGAGAACCCACTGCCGTATTGGACCTTCACGGATGTCAATAGTGCAGGGGCGATCACCTGCGCCATCGTTGAAGATTCAACAGCACCATCAGGTTTTGCTCTTCAGTGGTCAGTGGCCGCAGGGACTCTTACAGGGAAATCGGCAACGATTAGTCGCAATGTAACGATTGTTCCTGGGGTGGGTACTCCTACCGTTCCAGCATTTGACTCGATTGCTCATTCAGCTGCTTACAGTTATACAGGTGTAGGAACTGCCGATACCAACATCAATCTCGTGATCAAATATGAGTATTACGACTCCAGCGATACCGACCTAACAACAACGCCTCCAGAGTCTGCGGCAAAGACTTTCACTGGTGCAGGAACAAGCGGAGGTGATATTACTTATGGCTATACCGCGCTCACTATAGCGCCAGTAAATGCAGCCTACGCCAAGATTACAATCACCTGTGCAACGACAGGAACTGTAGGTGGGGCTGCCGGAACATTCCGACGACACAACATTCACAATGTTCGTATGAACCGAGAGCCGATGGGGATTGTTTTGCCTGGCATCAAGGCTGGCGGAAACGACGGACTCGTGTCTCTTTACAACAACGACAACAAACTTATGCTCATTGGAGGACTTTATGTCTCTGGAGATAGTTCACAATGGGTCGCGCGTGTCTCGCACACAGCAACACAATCGCTTACGAACAACACCTCAACCAAGGCAGTACTTAGCACTGCAAGTTCCACACCAAGCATTCAAACCTACGATCCAAATGGCTGGTTCAATAATGCCAACGACAGCATTGACATTGGTCAAGATGGGTTCTATTGCGTCACGGCAAATGCGGCTTTTGCAGCGAACGCCACTGGTCGACGAGAAGTCGGAATCGCGGTAAACGGAACTACTAGAAGCAGCGTCAATGTTTCTGCTGCGTCAGCCAGCACGACAAACCTCTCTGTCACTACCAACCTCTATCTAGTTTTTGGTGACCAAGTCACCATCAGCCTCTTGCAAACTTCTGGCGGCGCACTCAACACCGCCAATGTGGCAGGCGTATTCCCAGCGTTGAGCGTTGGGAGGATTGGTGCGTGATGGACGCTGAACTTGCAGCACTAGATCAAGCAATGGCCGCGTCAGCAGTTCACGGCTGGCAGGTCACCCTGCTTGACCAGATTGACGGCGTGTGGACTGCCCACGCATCCGACAAGATTGACGGAGAGCCACTCGCCACTGGTACCGGCGCAACTCGAACTGACGCGCTGCTGTCGTTGACTGCCGCGCTGGAGTCACGATGACACCGCGCCAGATTGACCAACTGATCGAGCGCCTGGACTCTCATTCGCAGAAGCTTGATGAGGTGCGCTCTGATGTTGACCGAATCAAGGGAGGACTCGTAGTGATCGGTGCGCTGCTCTTCAGCGTGCTAATCCCACTACTGGCATCGCTGCTCTCTAAGTGAGGCGGCTCGCATTCCCACTCTTGGGCTTGGTGCTGACCTGCTCTATGGTCGCGCCGATCTTTGCCGTGAGCGTCTGGACATTCAACACCACCGGCGGAGGCTCGGTTGCCGATGTTGAAGGCGGCTGGACGCTGACTGGTCCGAACGATGGTGGTGGCGGCAACACCGCAACCTACACGGCCATCGCAGAGGAAGCGACCGTCTACTCGGCGCTGTGGCTGTACCAGACCACCGACAGCGCACACTTTGACAGACCCTTCTTTGTTCTCAATGGCGTGCAGACTTGGCTCGCTCCATTTGACGGCACGCAGTTCCTGCAAGGCAGCATCCAGATCGAGCTGCAAGCAGGCGATGTTTACGGCTGGGGAATGTTCGCCACCGACTCGTGCTGTGGCGCTGGCGTGCTGACGATTACCGATCCGCTCTATGTCGCACCATCACCTACGCCGAGCGTTGAGGCATCGGTTGAGCCGTCGGTTGAGCCAAGTGTGGAACCCTCACCAGAGCCATCTGCAGAACCGTCACCATCTCCTGAGCCAAGCATTGAGCCGTCGCCGTCTGTTGAGCCGTCGCCGTCTCCTAGCGTGGAGGTCTCGTATGAGCCATCACCAACGCCGATCCCATCACCGACTCCCACACCCCAGCCGTCGCCCACGCCCAAGCCTTCGCCAGTTCCTAGTGCGACAGAGTCCGTATCTCCTGATCCCTCTCCTCTACCTTCTCTGGAGCCATCAGTAGAGCCGAGTGTGGCTCCGACACCTGAACCATCACCGTCACCAGATAACATTGCAGAACAAACTGTCGCCGCAGTTGGCGAAGCAGTCAGCGCCGTCGTTGGTAAGTTCGCCAATCTCGGCAAGGATCTCTCGCCAGAAGAGAAGAAGAAAGCCGCGCCGGTGGCAGTCGCAATCGTCATCAGCCAGGTGGCAAGTGCGGCCGTAGCTGCGGCATCAAGCGCTGCGGCTGCGGCGAGAAAGGTGACCAAGTGATCAAGCGCATCATCGTTGATCTCGTAGGCGGAGCGTGGACGATTCTCGGCTTGCTCTTCGCTGTCGTGGTACTACCAGAAGGCGAGACGCAATCAACTATGGCGGCACTCTTCGGCGGACTGACGCTGATCTGGCTGCTGACTGGACCACTACGGTGGATGGAGGAGTAATGACGCACACCGATCACATCGAGCAGGTACATCTACAGGGCTGGACGCGCGTTGACACCGCTCCGATGGAGTGGGTTGCAGTAGTACCGAACGACAATCACACCGCATTCGGTGGCACACTCTGGCGCATTGAGAACGACGGCAAAGAGTACGCAGTTGGCGTGACGGCTGGTCATCCAGTCAGTGCCGCTCTTGACTACGACGCGGCCGGTCGCGCACTCGCGGTACTGATCAAGCAGGAGGTTGGCGCGTGAAGTACAAGGTCAAGTCGCAGCTCTATTCGGACGCTGAGGCGCAGCAGAAGGGCGCGAAGCAGATCCTAGATGACTGCACCTGGTCATCCTGCGCGGCCGCAGTCTCGTGGGCTTCTGGCTACACGGTCGACTACAGCGCCGCTGACGGTGTCGCAGCGGAGAAGGCTGCACTCAAGCGCGTAGACAAGCAGGGCGTGTCGGATAACGGCGGCTCCCTGCCAGAGGCGGTCAAGGTCATCGCGCACCTAGGCGGCAAGGCTCGATATGCGAAGTCGTGGGAGGACGCAGTCGCAGCCGCCAAGGGTGGCGCGGCGTTGATGGTCTGGGTACAGCAGGCAGTGGACTACCCAGCAGGCGTGAAGATCTCGGCGTGGCACGACCGCTGGCATAAGTGGTGGTCGAAGGAGAAGCCAGAGAAGATCAAGTTGGGCTACGGCCATATGACTTCCGCTGGCTATGACGATGTTGACGGCTGGCAGTGGGCGTGTCCGACGCGCGACGAGAAGGTCGCTGCCGAGAAGTTCGGCGTGCCGGTCACAGAGGCGCAGTTGCGCCAGATCGCCAACAGCAAGGTGAAGGCTGGCAAGTTGAAGGCTGACTACAAGGCGCTCCTCATTGTCACGCATCCAGGCAAGGTCGCAGCGCCTGCGCCAGCAGCCGCGCCAGTTGCCGCTGCGCCTGTTGTGCCTGTCGCATCTACGCCAGCACCTGCTCCTAAAATCCTCGCAGAGGCACCTCAGCGCCACCAGGAGGCGCGAAAAGTAGAATCTGACACCAAGACACCTGACGCTGTGCAGGCGCAGTTGGATCAGATCGGCAAGGCTGACTGGGGCGCTATCGCCGCAGACGGTCTCGCCGTCATCAATGCAGCAGCCGCTGCGACTAGAAAGGAAAAGGGTATGAACCGCATCTGGGCAGGTATCAAGTATGTCGCCGCGAACACGCAGATCGATGAGATCGCGCTGGACTTTGTCCGCACCTTCCTCACGGTCAGCATCTCGGTGGCGCTCGGTCTGGGCATCCCACTCTTGGACATCCAAGGTGGCGACTTCCGCACCATCGTCTCCGCCGGTCTTGCATCAGGTCTCGGCATCGTCGTAAAGGCGCTGGATCGTGACAATGGTGCGTACGGCCTCAAGCGCAACTAGCAATGCCAGTCCGAGTCAAGCGCCCCTATGGCACTTGCTCGGTCTGCGAGCTACAGAGCAGGGTCTGGGAGGTCGAGTCTGAGCAGGTGCTCCTCTGTGGCATCTGCCTACGGCTCCTAGTCAATCTGGCTATAGAGGACTTGTCTCAGCCGTCCTAGGCGGCTTCCCCTGGGTGGTCCCTCCCCACCCAGGGGCTATCCTTCCTGCATAAAAAATAGTCACGCAACAGGGTTGACAGGCTTGAACCGTTGACCCTATGATGCCTATGTCAGGCAGGACACAGCCACTCGGCTGGACTGACAAGGAGGTCAAGATGGACAAGAGGATTACCGAGCAGTGCTGGATGTGCAGCAAGCCTGTAAAGGTCAGTGCTGATAACAACAACATCTACACGCGCATCTGCAAGCCGTGTGCGGCCACCATTCCAAACGAGTCACCGAAGTTCTACTTTACGGTGACCAAGTCCGGAAAGGTCCGTGATCGATAATGAAGTCAGCAATCATTGACGGTATTGGGTACGCGATCTTCATCGCGTGCATCTACATCGTGCTAGTAGTAGGAGGGTCACTGTGAAAGTCAATCGTAAGAGCACGCCCAAGATGGTCGTGCGGCCGTACTTCAGCAGCGAGTACGAGAAGCTCCAGCGCGAATCGCGCCGACAGGAGCGCTTCGAGTTCACCGTCGCAATGATGATCGTCTGGGTTTTGGCGGTCATCCTCTGGGAGGTGTTCGGATGAAGAAGTGGAAGTGCGTGATCTGCGCGCGGCAGATGGTCACCGAGACCAAGCCTTCGCTGATTGAGCGCCTCTGCGCTGACTGCAATGTCAGCCACTGGAAGAAGGTCGTAGACATCTACAGCAACGGCGATAAGGAGCGCCTAGCAGAAGCGAAGAGCAAACTGCGCGCCGCAGAGAAGGCGCTCAACAAGACACGACAGGAGGTCACACAGTGAGCAAGCGCTACGAGTTTGTATCTGCGCCACAGCGCAGCCCAGAGTGGTTCGAGATGCGGAAGGGCGGCATTACCGCCACCGGCATCACGGCGATCAACGGTACATCGCCGTACAAGACGGCATACCGACTCTGGGCAGAGTTGACTGGTCAGGTCGGTGAGCAGCCAGCAGGTGCAGCCGCGCAACGCGGCCAGATCCTAGAGCAGGCAGTCGCTGACTACTACACGGCGGAGACTGGGAAGAAGCTGCGAAAGAGCAACGGCATCGTGCGCCTCAAGGAGCACCCTTGGGCGATGGCATCGCTGGACCGCACCATCATTGGCGATCCAACTGGACTCGTAGAGATCAAGACTTCAACAAGCAGCGCGTGGTCGCTGGCGCCTGTGCCCCAGATGTATGTGGATCAGGTGCAGTGGCAGATGTTCATCACTGGCGCGTCGTACTGCGATGTCGCCGTGCTGCTCTCTGGCTTGGTCTTCCGCATTGAGCGCGTTGAGGCTGATCCGATCTACCAGACCCTGCTGTTCGATAAGGCGGTGGCGTTCCTGGACTTGGTCAAGACCAAGACCCCACCGCCACTGACCGGCAACGACAGCGACACGCTCGCAGAGGTCAAGCCGCAGAGCAGCAGCACCTACACGGTGGCAGATCCGCAGCTCGATCACATCGCGCGCCTTTACATTGAAGCCAAGGCTGAGGCTGAGGCTGCCGATGCAGCACTCAAGGAAATGGCGATCGCCATCAAGGAGGCCATCGGTGAGGGCGAAGGCGTGAAGGGTCGCGGCTGGCTTGCCACTTGGAAGCAGAACAAGGCGAGCGTCAAGGTGGACTGGGAGAGCATCGCGGATGTCCTCCGCACCACTGCACCGCAGACCTATGAGGAAGCGGTCAAGCGCTACACCTCAGAGAAGCCAGGTGCGCGCGTCTTCCGCGTTCACGGCAAGGAGGATGAGGCGTGATTGAAGTAGCGATCACACCGGCAATCATCGTCCGCGCTGAGGAGATGTTCAAGGCTGCGCGCTCCAGCAATGCAATGCGCTTCCGCAAGGATAAGGCGCAGGGCAATACGACTTGGACTGGCTGCGTAGGTCAGGCCGTCTTTGAGGCGGCAGTCCTAGAGCGCAAGATTCCGCTCAAGTTCATTAACGCGACCACGCACGACTACGAAGTGTGCGGTCTCAAAGTCGATGTCAAGACGAAGGCGTGGAGCAAGGCTGCGTGGGCAACCGATCCAGTCAGCGTCTTTGACTACATCAAAGACCACCAGACGGTGGACTATTACGCCTTCGTTCACTTGCAGCTCGGCGCAGGTGAGGATCGCAACGGACCACCAAGTCCGACGCGATTCCAGAGGGCGTGGCTCCTAGGAGTCAAAGAGGCGAGCGCGTATATGGCGGAAGCCGAGGAGGTGAAGATCGGAACGGTATTCGAGAGCGGTCACATTGCGAAGGCGGACTCACGCAATCTGGCAGTCAACAAACTGGAGTCCATTGAGGTTCTAGGAGGACCAGAGAATGACTAAGCAAATCGCAGCGGCACTGGCCGCACCCTTTACCGGCACAGACCTGAAGACACGCCCAGGGCGCGGCGGAATGACCTTCACCTACGCCGATGCGCGAGCCGTAGCTCAGCGCCTTGACGATGTGCTCGGTCTGGCTGGCTGGCAGTTCGAGGTCAAGGTGGCAGACGCTGCCGCCAAGGTGGTGCACGGCACGCTGATCGCCGTGATCGATGGCGTGACCACCGTCCGACAGGACTTTGGCTACCCAAATAGCGCTCAGGATGACGAGCCATACAAGTCAGCCGCCAGCGACGCTCTGCGCCGCTGTGCAGCCCAGATCGGTGTGGGGCGGTCTCTTTATGCGTCAGGCACAGGAACGAGCCTCTCCGTGGCTCCTAGGGCGGTCTCCGTTGATTCTGTGAAGGCTTCTCAGCCTTCGGTTCTGAGCACGGATGTCGCCGTAGCAGCCGCAATGCTGTTCGCGGAGGGCGAGTGCCCAGATCACCGCACCGCGTGGCAGTTCAAGCCGGCAGGGGTCAGCAAGGCTGGCAAGGCGTACAACGCCTTCTACGCCTGTGGCGGCAAGACCGACGGCCAATTCTGCAAGCGCAAGCCAAGCATTGCCTGGGTCAATGCACAGCAGCAGGCACCAACTGGTGAGCCTGAGCGCACCGAGAACACGCTTGAGGATCTGCCGTTCTGATCTGAACGGCTTCATCTACGGCTGGGAGAGACTGGCGACCTCCACCTCTCCCAGCCACTAACACAAGGAGGACATAATGAGTCTATGGGTCAAGTGGGATGTCAACAGTCACAAGGATGACAAGATCGCAGCTCTGACTGACACGCAGTTCCGCGCGTTCATCACACTCATCGCTGAGGTGAAGACGCTGCGCTCCGGCGGTGTCTACAAGAGCCGCGCACACGCCAAGGCCGTCATCGGATCACGCCTTGGCAGGGCTGTGGATAAGTTGATCGAGATCGGTCTTCTGACCGAATCTGGCGACGGTCTCGTCAGCGTCTCGAACTACTCTCGGTATCAAGTCGACCCAACCTCGACCTCGCGTGGACAAAAGTGGCGAGATCAAAATAGGGGTGGGTTAACGGTACCAGAGCAGAGCAGAACAGAGCAGAGCAGAATCTCTCCTATATCCTCTCTTAAACGAGACGGAAAGAGCCGACTCTTGCCAGTAGGAGAGATCCTTGGAGTGAAGCGCTAATGAGGGTACGAGTGGAGAACCCTTCAGCTCGGACACTCTTGCAACGAGAGCGACGAGCCAAGGAGACTCCAGAAGAGCGAGCAATGAGGGTGCTCAAGTACACGCTCTACAACCATCGGATTACGATGGAGCAGTACACGGCCTTACGGCTGGCACAGGCTGACCGGTGCGGTGCGTGCAAGGAGCCGCTCCGCTTCGGTGAGCCACGAGCAGTGACGGTCGATCACGACCCACGCTGCTGCCAGTACGAAGGGCTGGGTACTCGGAGGACAAAGGGAGCGCCGATCTCGTGCGGCAAGTGCGTCAGGGCGCTGCTCTGCGGACCGTGCAACCGAGCCGTCGGATTCCTGGAGCGCTATCCACAGCGCGTTCATCAGTGGATCGAATACATCAGGAGGGTAAGCAAGTGAAGGCACACATCGCATTCGTCGGACCACAGGGAGCCGGCAAGAGCACACTGGCGGAGATGCTGGAGCATCGGCGCAACACTCCCTACATCGTGCTGCCAATCGCGCAAAGCATCCGAGAGGTTGC